CAAGACCAAGCGGGGCAATCTTTTGTTCCGGAAAAAAGTCCTTGAGTTGGCTTTCGAGAAGGAAGATTACGCACTACAACTCTGGATCATGTGTTCCAGGGACCTGCTATTCTACGTCAATACCTTCTGCTGGACTTACGACCCCCGGTTGTTGCCCGACCATATTCCGGAGATACCATTTATAACATACGAATTTCAGGACGTGGCATTCGACGATATCCGGATGGCCATTACCAAGGGCTATGATCAATTAACGGAAAAATCCCGAACGATGGGCGCATCGTGGATGTACTTATTGGTATTTACGTGGATGTTCCTGTTCCTGGCCTATGCTTCTTTTCGGTTGTTATCGAGGAATGAGGACCTGGTTGATAAGGATGAGGACCCTGACTGCCTGTTCTGGAAGGTCTTGTTCACACTAAATCATTTGCCGAAACTCATTTTCCAGACGGACAATAATTACGTCCATCTTCACATCAAGAACCTCAACAATAACGCCACGATCGATGGAAGTTCCACAACGAGCGATACGGCCAGAGGCGGTCGATGCACGGCATTGTTCCCTGATGAGTTCGCAGCGGTTCCCGATGGGGCTGGTATGCTGGCTTCCACGAGAGACGTAACGAAGTGCCGGCTATTCAATTCGACGCATCACGGGGCCGGCTCGGCCTTCTATAGATTATCTCAGGGCAGTATCAATAAACTGACCCTGCACTGGTCAATACATCCACTTTATTCGAGGGGGCTTTACTATTCCAAAGAGAAGAAGCTGATTAGGGTTGATAATGAGTTCGCCGGTGAAGTCTGGATACAGGATCAGACTTTCGATTTCCCGGACGAATATCCTTTCATTCTCGATGGCAAGCTCAGGTCGCCGTGGTACGATAACGAATGCGCTCGGGCGGACCATCCGATGGAGATAGCCCAGGAACTTGACATGGACCCGTTTGCCGCGGACTTCCAGTATTTCGACGGCCCGATGATTCAGGAGATCGAAACGGAAGATGTTCGGCCGCCCTATCACGAGGGCATGTTGGAGTTCGACGAGGACAGCCTGGACGCACTTGAGTTCATCGAAGGCCGTAATGGCCCGTTGAAATTGTGGATACACCCGGATATGTATGGAAGGTTTCCCGTGGACTTACAGGTCGGCGTCGGCGTGGACGTTTCGGCGGGTACGGGAGCGAGCAATTCGGCGAGGACATACGTTAATTTGCGTACCGGCGAGAAAATAGCCGAGTACGTCGATCCGTGGATAAAGCCGGAAGCGTTTGCCAGGATTGGGATAGCTTTGAACCGATGGTTTAACGAAGCCTTCGAGGTTCCTGACGGCGCGGGGCCTGGCCGGACGTATTGCGATGAACTTATAAATCTCGGGTATCGGAACCTCTATTTCAGGCGTGATGAGGTCGGATTGACAAAGAGAGTCTCGGATAAGCCCGGCATATTCCTGAATCCGAAAGAAAAGGGTGCCCTGTTCGGGAAATACCGCAAGGCTTTGAAGGAAAAGACATTTATACAGCGCAGCCACGAGGCTAATCAGGAATGTCTCGCTTATATCTTCACTACAGGCAATAAGATTGAGCATACTAAGGCCGTGGGTTCGATTGACCCATCGGGAGCCGGCGACAGCCACGGCGACCGCTGTGTGGCCGACGCCTGTGCCAATAAGTGCCTGGAGCTGCTGGGTGTGAAGAATATCTCGGAAGGCCAGTCGCCGGAGCCACCGTCAAATTCATGGGCCGGCAGAAAAAGAGAGGCCGAACAGAAAAAGCGCAGGGAAGCAGAGTGGTGATGCCAATATCGGCCAAAAGAATTATAAGAAAAGCATGTGGTAAAATAAGTATATCTAATAAATAAGAAGAAATTATGGAAAAATAAATAAATTTAATACTTGATATTCAGCCGAATATAGCAATAGACTGATTGTGTAACTTCTATATTTAACGAAGGCGGCAGTCGGGTGCCCCGAATCACTCGAAGCCGCCTTTTTTGTTATGCCGACTTGGAAAGAAAGTTAAGGGCATAAGCCCGGAAAAGAGGACATGAGTAATGGCGGCGTTTAATCCTAAACTTTCATCCGACATCGAACAGCTCTCGAAGGCCGTGGGCTACAGCCGAAAGTGTCTGAAGGTTTATCGGGACAACAGAATTGAGATATTACGCCAGCTTGTCGGCAATCATTATTCGAACAACGGGGCCGATGATAAAGTTCCTATTAACCTTCTCGAACTGGCAATCAATATTTACATGCAGCGGCTGGCCGCCCAGGCCCCGCAGGCGGAAGTTACAACAGACTATACGGAGCTGAAAGAAATATGCACTCGTACCGAGATCAGCGGCAACCAGCTCCTTGAAGACATGAAGCTCGGCGACACACTTCAAATGGCTGTCATGGGGGGTATTGTATGCCAGGGCATTGTCAAGACGGGCTTGAATCTCGAAAACGTGGAAGTGGGCGGCGAAAACCTTCAAAGCGGCAAAGCTTTCGCCGCTTATGTATCTATGGACGATTGGGTGCAGGACATGACGGCTTCGGACGATGAAGGCAGTCAGTACGAAGGCAATTTTTATTACACGACAAAAGATGAAGCGGAAAAGATGTTTCCGGGTTACACGGGAAAGTTCGAGGAGATTGACAAACAGACCCAGGACAACGAAGACAAGGCGCATGATCTGTCAGAAAGCTCCGGCGACGGCCAGCGGGAAGAGTTCAGGCCAACGGTAAGGCTTCTCGATATTTATTTGCGGAAACAAAAGAAGGTCTTGCGCTGCTCTACAAAAGATGATGACGGAGATCCCATCTGTGAGGTTTTGACAACTATCGATTGGAGCAAGCGGAAAAGAGGCCCTTATCACAAGCTTGCCTTTATGAAAATCGACAACAACGCGATGCCTGTCGCCCCGGCGATGCACTGGAGAGATATACATGATTTAAGCAACCGCATTTTCCGCAAATTAGGACGCCAGGCTAACAGGCAGAAAACAGTAACGGGCGTTCGGGCAGGTAGTGACGCTGACGGGAACCGTATTTTAGATGCCGATGACGGTCAGATGATAAAGCTGGATGATCCACAGGGGGTAAGAGAATATAAATACGGCGGCATACAGCCTGAGTCTTTGGGTTTCCTTGTTATGATTAAGGACTTGTATAGTTACATGGCAGGCAATCTTGATGTGCTCGGTGGATTGGGGCCGCAATCTGAAACTCTCGGTCAGGACCAGTTGTTATCGGCGTCGGCTTCCATGAGAATTCAAAAGATGCAGAAGTCCACGATAGCCTTTGCCAAGGAAGTCATCGAGGACATCTTCATGTATATGTGGGAAGACCCCTTATACAATCCCACGGTGACTAAAAAGGTCAAAGGTTTCGACGATATATCGATTCAGGTTCCGTTCGGTGCCGAAGAGAGGGCGGACGTAGAATTTCTGAGATTGAATATCGACATCGAGCCTTACTCGATGCAGCATACGACGCCGGAAGCCAAGTTGCAGGGGCTGCGTACCATCTTTATGGAATTCGTCGCTCCTTTAATGCCGATGATGGAGGCCCAGGGAGTTTCCATCGACGTGGAAATGCTGTTCAGGAAAATAGGAAAGCTCGGGAACATACCGGAGCTGAACGATATTATTGTCTATTCGAATCCGGTGCATGAGCCGCAACCACAACAGGCGGCGGGCAAGCCGGCAACGACTACGCGCAATTACAATCGACGTTCCGTACCAAGCGCCTCTAATGCAGGCAAATCACAATTGCTCCAGCAAGCGCTATTCGGAGGCAACAAATTACAAGGTGCACAAGTTGATTCGATAATGAGGCCAACAGGTTAAGGGAGAGATTATGGCTAACAACGGGATTGCAAAATTTCTGACCAGTGCGAAGACGGTGATTAGTATTATAGTGATTATTGTTGCCCTTGTGGTTTGGTTTGTAGCATTGCGAGATGACGTTGAAAGCAATACGAAACAATTAGAAATTGTTTGTCCCAAAGCGCAAGAAAACAGAGAGAAGATTATTGGTATAGAAAAGGATGTTAAACATACCAAGGAGACTGTTGATAGGATTTGGGAGAAAGTGAAGTAGGATGACAATCTATTCTTATATATGCCCGGCGTGCCAGAACAGGCAGGAGGTTGCACGGGGAATGAATGACGACATTCTTCCTGTCCTGTGCAACAAATGCGGAGTCGTTATGTGCCAGGATTACCAGGCAAAGTTCGGCAAGCGTCAACCTTGCGGTAATTGGCCGATGACTTCTTATGCAGCCGGTGTTCATCCGAAACAGGTACCGGAAATGATGAAGTTCGATAAAGAGCATGGAGTACCGACTAATTACGTTGATGGAGATCCAGAATTCAGAAGCCCGAAACATAGAAAGGAATATTGCGAAGCACACGGCATGTTCGACCGTAATGCCGGCCTAAGCGATCCTGTGCCGGCACGTTGTCGATAAAGGTTAATTATGACAGATAGGAATAAATATGCCTGCGGTTAGTCAAGCACAACAAAAAGCGATGGCCATAGCCGAGCATGAGCCCGAGAAGCTTTATGCTCGCAATCGAAATCTTTTGAAGATGACTAATCAACAGTTGCATGATTTCGCGGCCACGAAACGAAAAGGATTGCCGAAAAAAAAGAGAAAACCGAGAGGTATGACGGCCTATAACAAATAACGACCCAAACTGAAAGGTCATAGTTATGTTTCTATATTTACATTGGTTATGGAGAAAATGGACATACAAAAATTTCTATTTCACATACGAACAATGGCTTCGGTGCAGAGAAGGTTGTAGGCTAATATTTGCAGGACATAAAAACGAACAGAGCCCAAACTGAAAGGAAGTATTATGTTGGACACGATCAAAAACGAAACAGATGAGCAGAAGGCGGTTGCTGGGGAAAAAACAGCCGCTGAGACAAAAGCTGCTGAGGAAAAAGCCGTTGAGGAAAAAGTTGAAACCGAGAGCGATACTACCGCCGAGAAATTAGGGGCGGATTTCGATAAGAAAGCCGATGAAGGCGAGGACCATACCGCCGAAACGGCAGAGGAAAAAGAGGCCAAAGAAAAAGCTGAGGCCGAAAAGGCAGCAAAGGAAACAAAAGCCGATGAGGAAACCGGCAAAGAAGTCCCTGGCAAAGAAGTTGACGAGAGCCTTCTTGAAAGGGCAGTAAGAGCTGGAATGAGTCTTGAAAGAGCCAGAAAATACGGTAGCAAAGAGGACCTTGAGCAAATAGTTGAGCTGCTTGAGGAAGGCCAGTCAGAAAAGGGAAAAGTTTCGGAAGAATCGGAGGCCGAAAAAAAGGCAAAAGAGCAAACGGAAGCCGATGAAGCACCGTATGACTGCAAGTTAGACCCGAATGAGTACGATGAGGGTTTAATCAAAGGTCTTAACGAACTCGGCACCATGCTCAAGAAAAGAGTTGTAGCGCTCGAAACAAGCCTTTCCAAACACGCGGAAACTCTTGCGAGTGATCGTGTCACGAAGCACACGGTTTGGCTTGACTCGATGATAAATCGAATGTCGGACGATGATTTGGAAAAGGTTTACGGAAAAGGTGACATCGATGATATCGAGGAAGGCAGCGAACAATTCAAGGCCAGGGCTGCTCTTGATGTTAAAATCACAAAGATCGCAAATGATCTTAGGGATGCCAAAAAGGCCGTGCCTTCCCGGGGCAAGCTTTTCGACATGGCAATCGAATCGTTACATAAAGGAAAATCAACAAAAACAGCAGATGCCAAAACTAAAGCCAAGCTCGCGGAACGAGCAAAAGAGGCCGTGGGCAAAGGCAGCAGTAAGGTGTCTGCTGAAACAGCGGAAGCAATAGCATTGCAGGCCAACAAGGACTTCGATAAAGAAATTGACACAGATTGAGCCTGTGGGCTTTTAATTCCAGAAAGGTGGCATTATGCCAATAACAGATAAGAATATAGAGGATCTATTGACAACGACACTCAATACGATCAAAAAAGATAACTTTGTCGATATGTCACAGGAGTTGACGGAGTATATCGTGGTTCCATATCTTCTGACACAGCGAGGCGGCCTGATTGTCAAGAAAGGCGGCGTTGGAATTGAAGTGACCCTGATGGTCGAGCATGGCGGCCGTTCGAGGTTTGTCGGGGAATACGACGAGGATGTTATCGTTGTTATAGACCATTTGAAGAAGATGAAGCTGTTCTACTGTCTTCTGACCGACAATCTGGCCTATACCCGTTCCGAGATACTCGACAACAGGGGACCAGAGCGAATTAACAATGTCATAAAGCCGAGACGCAGGGCCATGTATCTGCGAGTCGCCGAAACGATGGAGAATAATTTCTTCCAGACTCCGGACGCGGATGACGATTTGACTCCGTGGGGCCTTAAATACTGGATTGTCAAAAATGCGACGGCAGGATTCAACGGCGGTTATCCGGCCGGCTTTACCCGCATTGCGAATATCAACTTGACGGAAGTGCCGCAATACAAGAATTACACCGACACTTACACCGCCATTTCGAAGGCCGACCTGGTTCTGAAGATGCGTAGGGCACATCGAAGGACGAACTGGCGAAGTCCGCGGAAGGACCCGGGCGTTGACGGCGATACCAGTCCGAGACGGCTGCTGCTTTGCAACGAAGACGTTCTCGAAGGCGTTGAGAACATCGGCGAGGCCCAAAACGAGAACCTCGGCAGGGACATAGCTTCTATGGATGCCGGCCTGAACAAGTTCAGGGGTACGGGCCTGAGACAGTCGCCGGACGGCGAAATACTCTTCAAGCGACACCCGCTGGTCTATGCACGTCCCCTGGACAGCGATACGAGCGACCCGGTTTACGGCCTTGACATGATGACGTTCCATGCCATGACGCAACAGGGCGACAATATGCGTCTCGGCGATTTCGCTAAAGTACCGTATCAGCACCGCGTGTTCGCCGCGCACCTCGACCATAAACATCAGACGATATGCACGAACAGGCGCAACAACTGGGTAATCTCGAAATAGAAATGCACATTAGCGTTTTGTAAAAACATTAGAGTATGTTTTTTAAGTAAGTAAGAAAGAAAGGTAAATATTATGCGTAATGTAGTTAATTACAGAAAACAGGCGTATGTCAAGAAAGCAATGTTCGTTTATCTTGGCACGGCGGCCTTGGAAAAAGGGCGTGGCATGAACTTTGATTTGGATCATTACACAGCCGAGGATAACGAGGCAGTGACCGACCCCTACGGCGCCAGGGGCATGAAAGTCGTTGAGAAGCCGAGTCAAAGCAATAACATGGCTTTTGCCGGCGTCCTGACGCAGAATTATCCCTCAAGGCAAAACGCAGGATACCAGATGGTAGAACTCGCAATACCGGGCGGCTGTGCGATGCTTAGGGGCATTATTGCAACTACACTCAATTCTACCCGCCTGAGCTGCATCGTTCCTTCGGCATTGCAGGCAACATCCGGCTATATCGATTGCGGGGGCTTATGGGCTCATGCAGGTCTACCCGGAAGGGGTACTGCAATAGCTCTCCAGACTCACACAGACGGCACTGGCCTTCCTTGGGAGAATGATTTAATTGGTACCGCTTCGTTTGCGACTGCAACCGGAACCGTTACAGCAGCCAACCTGTTCACATACGCAGCGGTAGGTGACGTTGTTTGGGTATTGGCCGGTGGCATTGCCAACGCGGCACATGCCGGTAAGTATTACATCAAGACAAAGACATCCGTTAATGCGGTGATACTCGCCACGACGCCGGGCGGAGACGCCGTTGTGGACATTACAACGAATGGCGGAATACTTGCTGTTGCTGTTGTGCCGGCGGCCGAGCCTCTTACCCTTGCCTATCTTTGCGATGGCGAGGAAAGCGGCCTGACCGAATACGATGTCCCTGTAAGTGCAGCTATAACCTGCCCGATGGTGGGCGGATGGACGAACCTGATAGGTGCCGTTACATTGGCGACAGCTCATACACCTCCAATAGTTGACGGCCTGTTCCCCGGCATGAAGAAAACCGTTAAATTGCATGGAGCTTTAACGACTGGATTTTACATCATCACGCCAGTATCGTTAGGCCTTCAACCGAATGGAACGAAAGCAGTAACAGTTACGCTTGCTGCTACGCTTGGTCAGGCTGACCTTGAGTTCACAGGTCAGAATTGGGACATTAAATCTGTGGCGGTAGCAGCGACAGCTACATAACGAATCAGTTTGGGTTTGTTGGCTTGGGTCCCCGTTCTTCGGGGCGGGGATTCCAGGTATAGTAATTAAATCAGCCCGCTATAGGGTGTAGAACAGCCCGTCATAGGGCATAGAGAAAGAAGGTGTAATTATGAGTAACGAAACAGCAATTTACAGTCGCGGTAGAACTTATTACGTCGAAGGCGTCGGCATACTTTTCGACCATAGTACAACCGTACCGACAGACGGCACGGCGGATTATGCGCCGGGTTGTATATTTCAAAAAACGGACGGCACTGCCGATGCGTGTCTCTATATCAATCAGGGCACTCTGGGTTCTTGCAGCTTTAAGGCGTTAGACATAGGCACGATACTGGCTACGAACATACCAATCGTTGATACGGCTGCGTATTTTACTGCCACGAATCTTGAAACGGTTCTGGCGGAACTCGGCGAATTACTACTCAACGCCGCCGGCGCCAATGCAGGTGTGGGGCCGAGTACAGCCCTATGGGCTGATTGTCCTGTCCTTGAAATGACGTTAGACCCTACAATCGGTATTCACTATTTCAACGATTATGTTGAACGGCTCGGCGGTGGGCAACAGTCGCTTACAGGAACCTCAACAAATGAAATCTCAGACTGGATACAGACTGAGATTACATCGGGCCTTACAGAGAGGTCTGAAGTTGCAGGTGGTGTTCTGAGAGTAAGTTCAGAAGCACACGCAAGCGCTAACGATGGCCTTACGGTTATGTATCGGGCAACGCCTTTTATACCTGCCGATGGCAAAACTATCTGGTTTGAAGCAAGAGTGGCAATGACAAACATCGACGCTGCAGCAGGCGCGGAAGACCAGTTCTTTGTCGGACTTTGCGATGTGATTACCTCAGCGCTTCCGGCCGGCGTAATTGACGATACAGTAGATAAGGTTGGATTTTTCCACCATGACGGCTCGATAACTGCAACACTATCTTTCATTACAGAAGACGGCGACACAGAAGAAATTACTGCTTCTGCCGCAACCGCGCTTGTAACAGGTGATTTTGTTAAGCTCGGATTCAAGATTGAAATGGTTGGTGCTGCCGAAACGATAACGCCGTATGTCAATGGTGTTGCCGGCACACCCCACGTTACGGAGGCATCACTACCTGTTGGTGTAGGTATGGGAATCTGTTTTGCCGCTGTATCAGAAGGTACAACGACTGCCTTACTCGATATTGATTGGGTAAGAGTAGCCCAGTTAAAGTAAGTAAAACCAAGTAGCCCTGCCAACGTGGTGGGGCTAATTTTGAAACAACCCAAACTGAAAGGAAGTAATTATGGACGCAGAACTGTACCAAGAGAAGATGGAAAAGACCCATCGAGAAATGTTATGCCGGATGCTTACCGTGAAGAATCTGTCGGAAGATTTGCTTGAGCGGTACGCCCAGGTAAAAAGACTGGTAGATCGCATCGACGGCCATTTGACACCCGGCGATCTTGCCATGATTATAATTAGTGTCGGCGACAATCCGGAAATAGCTACTGAGCTGCTCGACGAGTCCGATGATAAGGTTGTCGAGGAAGCTGTCGAGCAGCCAGTCGAAGAAGTTCCCGAGTTGGTAATCAAAGATGAAGATATCATTGCCGGTACAGTACCCCCTCCAGAACACCCTGTCAGTGGAGCCACAGGGCAAGCGGCCGATAAGCCAGTCGAGCCAGCCGACAAGCTATGGTCCCCGGGTATGCCTGTGAATGTGTTGGATGAGGACGAACTGAAACAGGGCAAGATTGTCGGTATGTCTTCCAGTCCCGGCAAAGCACTACAGCTTACAGTGGAATTCGAGGACGGTGAAACTGCAACTTTTGAGGAAGATGAGGTGGAGGCTTTGTAATGACAGAAAGCACGCTTTCCACAACTATTACGGAAATCAATTTAGCCATCGCCCATCAAATGGGGATAGATGTTGACTCAGATAATTGGGACGCTGCCCAAATTGCGATTATAAATCTGGTTCGCAAGCGAGGACTGAGGCAGTTTTATTTTCCGCCCCCGAGTGTTGTGCAGAGCGGGCAGAGGACCGGCGTTTCCATTCCACCCCACGAATGGAGCTTTCTAAAGCCCATTACAGAGTTAGACCTTACAGGTTCGTACATCACGGGAACCCTGACTGTCACGGAACTGGACGCGACAGTGCTCTTAACGGATGGCGTCTGGCCGAGCTGGACGGCTACGAAGGGTACGCTGGTTATCGATAGCGTGGCGTATGAGATTTCATCGAGAACAGATGACACCCACATAGAGCTTTCCGAAGCCTGGGCGCTGGATACGGAAGATACGGTCGAATATACTTTGAAGCATAACGGCAATTACGATCTTCCGGACGATTTCGGCGGCATCGAAGGCAATATGATTTATGCCGAAGGAAGCAACAAGCCGGACATTCGAATCATCGGCGAAGGCAAGATACGAAGCTTGCGTGCGGGAACCACTTCTCGTACCTATCCTCAATTTGCAGCGATAAGACCCAAGAAACAGGAGACCACTACAACGGGCCAGAGGTTCGAAATAATGTTCTTCCCCGTAACAGACGTGACGTACACGCTGAGCTACAAGATGCTGGTCTTGCCGGGAATGTTAGTGGCTGATACTATAACGTATCCATACGGCGGGGCCACGCACGCAGAAACGATATTAGCAAGTTGCCTGGCTGCCGCGGAATCGCAGGAAGACGAGATTAGGGGGCCAAGGTGGCAGGAGTTTATGGATCGTCTTGCCGCCAGCATTCAGATAGACAAGAAGATGATAAGCGCCGACTTCTTCGGATACAATCGTGACAATAGCGATTCAGTCCATAGCTCCGGCAGCCGCCGGCATCCTCCAACTTTAGTTAGTTATGAACCCGGTCCCTACGGCGTGGACGGATATTGAGCGGTAACTTTATGAATATTCCTATGACATTCTACACAAACTGGCACAACATCCAACCAATGCTCCGGCTCATAGCCGAGCCAATGGTGGTATTGCTCTGCCTGTTCAGGACAGTAATAGCACCGCCGAGTATTGGCACGGGGCAATTTGCCGGCAGTGATGGTGTGATTTACAGCGTGTTTAGCTTTAGGATAGTTCGGGTTGCGGGCATTGCGTTTTGCCTCTGCCTTACGCAGCGTTGCTTTGCCCTTGGGGGTTTTGAAATATTTTGCATCTGCTGCCCTGCCTTTGGGAGTCTGCTTATATTTCGCATTTCCCTTGCGATGAGTTGCCTTGCCGTTAGGGGTCTGCTGATATTTTGCTTTTGCCTTGCGATTAACTGCCTTGCCACTTTCACTTTGTTTGTAGGCTTGTTTGTAGACTTTATGACAGGTTTTGCACCAATAGAGGAGGCCGTCCTTCCTGCTTCGGTTTTTGGTAAATTCCGAAATTGGCTTAGTTTGCTTGCATTTGGGACAGTTTTTGGTCATGATTTGCTCGGACATAATCGTTTCTCCAATAAACGGTTGTGTTTAGAGCCGGTTGCAGAATATTCCTGTATCCGGCTCGCTTATTATAAATAGTCATTGAAAAAAAAGAAAGGAGAATTATGGCGACGGAGGCTCCACGCTTGCCCAGGCCCCGCGGTGATTGGCAAAAATGGGGGGCCATTATGAACAAGTTTCTCAGGGTCGCCCATAACGAGGATGGCACCCTAAAAGACCCCTATGTGGTGGGGGACATAACAGTTTCCGGGACGATGAAGTTCAAAAGGATTTTAGCTGGAGGAGTTGATTCGTGATAAACCGAGACCAATATTTACCTTTATAAAGGACACTAAAAATGAAAGACAAAACGAATGTAAACAGCGTGTGTGACGCAGGTATTGTTTATGGTAAAGGTCATGGCCACAAGGAAGAAAAAACCAATGTGCACGGAAGATTCGCCGTTGAGTGCCTTGACAAAAACGGCAATCTCAAGTGGGAAGATACTATCGACAACGTGGTCTGCACAGTCGGCAGGAATAAAGCATTGGATGAGTATCTTGCCGGTGACGGTTATACAGCCACAGGTCCGTTCATGGGACTCATTAGCTCAGTTGATTGGACTGAGGCAGTTATTGGTGATACGATGGCTTCACATGCTGGTTGGAAAGAAGCTGGAGCTACAAACGCACCTACCTATACTGCTCCCAGAAAGACTTGTGCCTGGGATGCTGCCGCAGCCGGAGCTAAAGCATTGTCCTCAGCTTTGTCATTCGCTATCACTGGTAGCGGTACAGTCAAGGGTTGTTTCCTTGTGTTCCATACCGGTGCAGTAAGTACAATTGACAATACTTCTGGTGTACTTCTCTCCTGTGGTGTGTTCACAGGCGGTGATAAGGTCGTTGTAAATACAGATACACTGAATGTCACTTATTCTATGACTCTGTAGTCGA